TCCGTCATCATCGCCACCAGAAGCAACAACGTCTCTAGCACCATGATAGTGCGAAAGACCGGTAAACGGATCGATTGTACCCGTAATCCAGAAATCCAGATAGGTACGAATAAGTGATCCCTGTGTCTCGTAGATCTTGATTGTAATGGATGAAGTATCATCCTTAACGTTGATAGGTAACTCAACTGTGTTACCTACATAGCCAACGGTTGCACTCGTGAAGTCCACGGTGTATCCCTGAATACCGTCGATACCAGTATTTGCAAACTGGATCAGGTGACGGAACTTCTTTGTCTCATCCGGCAGAAGATACTGAACGAATTTCGGCATCTGTAAGATGAAGATACGACCGTAACCGGTACGAAGTAAATCGTACTGCTTTAATGCAGCGTTGGTAGTATCAGTACCACCCAACCAGAACGCGTAGCTTTCTACGTCATCCGAATGGGAAGTGTTAATGTTGTCCTGTAAGGTTGCAACTTTACTAGCCATCTATTTGTCCTCCTTTCCACCATTATTTGTTACGACACCGTTAAACCAGATGATGTGGTTGTTGTATCATCTGTTACACGCGGGTCAAGATAGATATCAAGTTCGCCTCTCTGGATAACGGTCTTGAATACGATATGCAGTTTCAGGCGAAGAAGGCTCTTCTTCTCATCCGCAGCCGTCATCTCAAACTCAACGCTGGATGAGCGAATGTACTTGCTGAGTTTATCACTGATGATATCGGTTGCGTCCTGCTCATACTGTGCACGGTCAGTAGCCTCGCCGATCTTGTAAAGCTTAGAAGCAAGCAGATCGTAAGCGATCTTAACCGCATACTGCAAGATGTACTCATTCATCTCAAGAAGACGATCCGATTTTGTCTGGCAGGAAGTGATGGCGGTCGAACGATGTACAGAGTTGTAGTTTACTGTCTGATAGCAGTTCACGCGCAGATTGTACAATGTGTTCTTAAAGTCATCATCATCCGGGTCGATAACCGGCAGGAATGTTCCGGTGATGTAATCGGTCTTTGCCTTAAGGATTGCCTCATCTCTAGCAAGCGGTAAACCATAAATGGTATCGTCACTTGCCATGTGATTCGGAAGCGCCTTTGCAAGCCAGTGCGTAATCGTAAACTGGCATACCTTGCCGGTATAATCGGTATCACGATACTTGTAGCAGTGACCTTCCTTTATTACGTTGAAGCCGTAAACGTTCTTCATTGTAGTTGCAGCATTTAACAGACCGCTGGTTGTTGTAACCAGACCCATATCAAGATAGGTCATGCAGTCATACATTCTCTTATTTGCCAGCTCCGCCATCTGCTTCTTTACCTTAACGTCATAACCGGCATCAAGGTTAAAGTTTACAGGAGACGAGAATCTGGAACGGATATACGGGTCGATATCGCCAGAGTAAGCCTTGATTAAGAGACTGGTCTTAGCATCATAAACCTCGTCTTCACTCATATCGTCCCAGCCATCATTACCGTTCTTGAAAGCGAACCCGTCAAGAGCAAAGAGATTGATGTAATCCTCTGCCTCAGTATCCAGCTCAAGATTTTCGTTCTGGTTACCCTTAAGGTCATACTGGGTAAAGAGATCCAGTGTGTAAGGTGTCTCGGTTGCGCCCGGAACAATCTGCGAATTGTAGATTGCCGTAATCACATCCAGCGTAGCTGAATAGAATACAGAACCGATACGCTGAGAACCAACCTCAAGGTCATTGATAACGTCTTCGATATATACACTCGGACCATAGTCCACGGTAGCATCGAAACCGTCAACATCGAATGTACCCATACCCTGCTCCCTTGCAACCAAGCCGTCATCGCCCGGTTCCATTACGGTCAGTGCATAGGTGTGTCTCGTTGCATAATCGTACTCCATGAACAGTCCGTCATCACTCACATATTCTGTTACGTTAGAGAACTGTAAATGGATGTTGTTTCCATACTCGCCGCGACCCTTAGCATAAAGAAGAACGAACGGCATATTGTAATAACCGTTGTCATCCGGCTCGGTCTCAGTAAGTGCAGAAGCGGCTGCCTTCAGATCGTCGATTGTACTTGCTCCTTCAATGTACTTAGCATAGAAAGAGTAAACCAACTTCTTTGGAGTTGCCTCTTCTTCGGTAGTATCACCTGTGTCTTCAGCATCAAGATCTTCTGCCACATCGACATCAGCATCATTGATTGGCTGCTGTTCGTCAACACCCGGCTCTTTCAGTTCATCGCCTTCCTGATCTACAGATTCTCCAGTTGTATCTTCAACCGTAGTGTCTTCTGTGTCATCAGTAACATCTTCCACTTTGAACCTTATCATGATAACGACGTTCGCGTAGGTAGCAGTATCCGGACGAAGATTCAGAACGTACATACCGCAGTTACCCGTCGCCAGCGCATTGTCCACGTTGTAAGCAGCCTGCCCAAAAGACTTGTAATTAGGGTTACCAAATTCTCGCAGATTGCTCGTCTGATCAACCATATATAGTAATTGGTTGTCCCTACCACCAGTGAAGAAGCCAACCTGCATTCCATTGAAACTTTTGCGCTCTTCAACCGTCTCATCATCCGTGTATTCTGTATTATCGTAAATCTGAATCACGATATACGGATGCTGATAACTCGTAGTATTAGTGCTACTAGTCATGGTTTTTACCTCCTTTATTTGATTTAATAAACTGTTTTATGACACGCCACTACCGTTACGTGCATTTATAAGGGTGTGTTCTTTACAAGTGGTTGATGTTTGAAAATATCAAAAATCCGTTTCGTGGGTTCATTACTACTATATTAAACTTGTAGATAACAACCGAGAATGATTTCGGTAGTAACTATAAAAACAATACAACCGTATGGGGTTATCCATACATAGCCTTTTAAGGAGGGGCAAAAACAATGAAAGAACAGAAAAACTTATTACAGAACACAATCCCAACTAACGTGACCGTTCGTAAAGATGAAGACGAGTATTTCACTCATGTTAATGGCGTTATCGCCATGGATTCATTCATCGTGCCAAACTCGGCAACCTATCTTTCAGATCATCGTCTCGGTGGTTTGAAAGACATCACTGAAACTATCATGACAAATGATATAGACTTTAACATCCGCACCGACAAGCTCATCGAGCTGTGGCACGTTACCGCATACGATGATGATGTTACAAGCCACCAGTTGACAATCGATGCAGGCAACGGCAGTTACATCCTGTTGAACAGAGCTGATTTCATCCACAATCTTCCTTCCAAGATGTTCGTCGGAAAGAATGAGGGTGAAACAGTTGACGTTCGTGTCGAGGGTTACTATGACGGTCTGCATATCAGTGGCGAAGATGGAGTGAAACCGGAGAAAATTCACATTTCAATGGATGTGGTATTTTCTATGTGCCTAGCACAACAGAAGTACCGTTACAGAAGATATGGGAAGTTTGAGGATGTGTTTAACAGACTCAATCCGGAACTTGCTAACCATACAAAAGAAGATAAGGAGGATTAACATGACAGATTTAGTGATTATGTATAAGCATGAAGAATACAGAAAGATTATTGTTGACGGTTACGGAATCGAATTCGTACCGTTATATAAGACTGAACCGAATTATAGCACGCATCTTATCGGTTCGTTTGTAACAGTAACTCGTGATGGAGATGGAGACACCATGACCGGTTCTATTGATTTCCATAGCTCTGAGTTCAGTGTTATCAAGCAGTTTGATAGTGACGCATCTCGCCGTAACGGAAACCTTGAGGTTCATGACGAAATTTCATTCTTCCTGAAGAATGGATTCCTTTCAATTCAGATTGAGGAAGTGGATGACGGCTGCAAATACTGCGTGTTGTAAACAACATGAGGGAAGTGGAGAAAGACGAAAGTCAATCTCCACTTCTCCTCTATAATTTCAGGATGTCTTCTATCGGTGACTTTTTTTGTTCACGGTCTTCCTTAGACATAGATAATGCAATATCAACCATGTAGTTAAAGTCCTCAAAGGACAGACCACCGAATACAGATGATGCACTCATCTCACGGATGTTAGCAAACCGATACCCAATCATCTTAGGAGTTCTCTGGTTTGCAATAACCTCGCACCATCTCTTATCCATATTTTTTGGATCTCTGCATAATTGAGCCGTAATGGTAGATAATACGGTAACCGGTACATGAAGAGATATGTCGTTCATGGTCATGTTCATAATCCATGATGGAGTGAGCATATTATATGGAATATTATCATCCATACGTCCATCCAAGAACGTCTCCTCATATAATGTTACATTATCCAAATCCTGAATAATCTCAGATTGGAAGCATTTATATCCATCACCAAATGTCAAGATACAATATGGTTTTACATAGGATTCTGGGTAGATTAATACGTCCCTATCACTATCCACATCCTGCGGATAGAACTTGATATAGGACGGGATGCTAATCGTACCAGAAACCGCTGGTGCTTTTCCAGCATCTACGTCCTTTAATGATTCATACCATCTATAGGGTAATAACCCTAAGGTACTAACCGTAGAACCCTCAATTTTTCCAATATTGGTATCTATATATTTTTGTAACACGTAAATCTGAAGAACACCCTTCTGTAATACGAAGTTTTGTTTATCGTTCTTTAAAATGCCTTTTATTTTTTGCATTGCTTTTACCACCTCACTTTAATTGGGTGTGGTTGGTATGGGTTTTGGTTAGAATACATTCAGATGTAGCGTCTCACGGGCAATCCCCATGTATTTAACCATAACCTTATATTGATCACGGTACCTAACATGCTTATCCCACCACGACATACAGTCTGCCAGATTTTGCATATATAACACATTCTCACCAATGTTCTTGATAAACCGATCACCTGTCATAAGGACGTATTCGTATTGATCCAGTTTGATTTCCAATCCCTCGATATCCCCTGTCTCCGTGAGATTGCATACCTTTGATTCGTTTAGCATTAAATGCGCAACGGATTCACCCCTCTCTGACATAGAGTAACAACATCTACCAGTCCCATCCAGTTTAGATGGTCTAATATACCGGATTTCATCAAACAGAACACACTTCCAATCCTTGGACTGGAAACTATTTTTAAACCTTCGGTCAAGCATTGACCTATGTTGAATAATTTCAGTACGAATCCGGCTGAGATAGTCACAAATTGCAGTAGACTGTTTTAAATCAGTAAATATCAGGTAATCATGCCTATGATAAGAATCACTGATGCACTTCAGGGTTATGTATTGAGTCGGTCTATTATCCGCAGTATCCCAATGTTTTACATGCCGATCCATTACAGATAGTAGGATGTCGTCCAACCGTTCTTTGTAATTCTCCTTAGCCAGAGCTTCTTCTTCTAACCTCTTTATTTCATCGGACTTTTCTTTGACAAGAATGTCGAGTATATCCTGATTATTAATCACCCATTTAGCGGCTTCGCTTCTTAAATCAACGACTTCGGCTGCCTCGATTTCTCCGATGTTCACCGCCTTAGTACCATCACCATTAGTATATTTAACGTCCTTTAAATGGCTCTTTACAGTCCCCATAGCGGAACCGTTATTCATACTTTCCATTTATCCGTTCCTCCTTCTATAGTAATTTACGTTTCTGTCAAATCCATTTTAACAAAATAAAGGATTCGGAGTGCAATCCTTTATAGATACACTCCGAATTAATTAATCTTATGCAAAATGGTCTAAGAACTTCTTAATAGACTTCTTTACTGTCTCTGCAACGTCCTTATCCAAATCACCCTTAAGAAGCTGGGTGAATGAAACCTGTATGCTGGCATGGAATACCACGTCCTCCGGATTCGGTAACGACATACCAAGGCTACGGATAATGAAGAATACTGTAAATCCTTCAAGTCCTGCCGGATATTCTCCCTGCGGAAGCATCTGATACTCAACGCTATCATGCGGATCGTTTGATAACAGTGGGAATAAATCGAAATCAATCTTTGCGGTTCTTAACTTACCGGCATATCTCTCACCAATGTCACGAAGTTTATCTTCGTTATGGAAATCCCTAAGGGCGTTTTCCTTAATCTTCGGGTTCTTCTCGATGAGTTCGATCATGTTCTCCAGCGTATAACCGCTTCTGATTGCCCTTGCTTTCTTAGCCTGCGCACGCTTTCTCTTCTTATCTTCCGGAGTATCTCCTTCTGCTGGTTCTGATTCCTTTACCAAGTATTCCGAATAAGCCAAGATATTATCCTTAAGCGGATTTAACGCCTCAGAGATATTCTCGTTTAACTCTTCGGTAGCCTGATTGAGTTTCTCCAGCTCTTCGTCGATCTTCTCCAGATAGTCATCGTTCTGCTTAAAGTACAGAAGCAGGCTTCTCTTGAAGTCATATTCCTCTGCCTTTGTTTTGGTAGCAGTACCGCCGGATAACTCCAGAATCTCATGGGTATCGGGATTCTCAAAGAACTCATCGATACGCTGCTGAACCTTAGCATCTGTAACCTTACCCTCAAGGTATTTCTCAAGCTCCTTAAAGGTAAACCTATCCAGATGATACTGGATAACATCGTTTGATGACTTGTCTTCTCCGGTAGTGTTGATAATAGACTGCTCCTTAAAGGACTGCTTAACGATGCTGTCCCTCTGCTCCTTTACCCTTATAATTTCATTGTTAAGGGTATTAGTCTTAGCGCTGATGTTTAACGCCTTCTGAGTTTCCTCGAAACTCTTACCGGAGAAATCTATCTCTTCCTTTTCTCCATCCACCGAATCAGCTTCGCTTTCGGATTGTGGAGAATCGGAATCCCCGCCGGGAACATCATCACTCTCGCTACCATCTGTAACTTCAGTCTGAACCATTTCTCTTTCAGGTTCCCCAGCATCTTCTGTTCCCTCGCTTTCTTCCACCGGTATACCTTCATCTGTATTTATAACAGTAGGTTCACCACCATCATATGGAGAAGAGTCTTTCTCCTCTACATTATAGGAGGCTTCCTCTGCCTTTGTTTCAGTAGGAACCTCATCTCCTAACGGTTCTCCGTTTACGAACTGCTCGTGCAAGCTTTCTACAGCAGGAGACTGTCCTCCAATTACACCAATATTCATTCTGTCAATCCTCCTTATTTGATTTTATTCGGTAGCCAAAAAGATACGAATCTCATTCCTAAGACCCATGGATATGTCTTCAGCATACCGTCCAACTTCTCCCTTAATGTACTCCGGGAAGAAGTTTCCACACAGCAATCCTGCGTCAAAATAATCAAGCATCATTGCCGTGTAATAGTTACCATCGTTGATGGTATTTAAGAACTCTTCCGACTCCACATTTGCTCCGGAAACAATGAACTGAATCACCTCGTCCAGATTGGAGAGAATCGGAATGTTATCTTTCGGGATATTCTTCTTTCTGTTTGCAATGGTCGTAATATCCCCGCTTCTTGCATTGAGACCCATCTGGTCAGCAATTGCTTTCTTGTTGATTTCGATGTACTGCTTGAAGAAGTCGAATGTGTTATCGTGCTTGTTGATTACGAAGAAGTTGTAAAGAACCTCCAAGATATCTAAGGAATCCAGAGAATCTTCATTCGGGTTATTGTAACCAAGATCATACTGTTGAACGATAACAACGATAAGAGAGTTCGCCCAGTCGACCATTTCGGAACGAATCCCCCGTGCAGTGTCATCATCTGCATATTCGTTGATTGCTCTAAACTTAGCAAGTACTGTATCTAAGAAGTCTCTTCTGGAGATATTATGTTGAATCTGTTCTCGGATAGAACTCTCCATGACTTCTAGTGACAAAGACTCTAACAACATATCTGCTGTTTGAGAAGCAATGTCTTCTACTGATAAATCGTCGATATACTGTTCCATTACAGTTATTCCTCCTTGCTTAATCTGATTATATAACTTGTAAGAACTGCAATTATTTCTTATGTCCAAGAATCGTCATCAGAATCATCATTACGTCTCGGAGTTCCATAAGGAGTATATCCCTGATTCTCCCTAGGTTTCCTACGATTCATCTTTGCCCAACGCTCCCTTAAGTTTACAGCTTGTTCACTACCAGATACATTAGGCAACTTCTCTTTTGCATATTCTGGATCTACCTTTGCAATGTCTCCAACGATAGAACCAACATCACTGTCTGCAATGTTTTGTAACGTAGCACTCTTCTTTTCTTTATAAGCAGTCTCCATACGTTGCCTTACCATTGTCTCATAGAATGAAACCATAGATGGGAATTGTGCACGGATAAGTGGGTTCTTATAAAGCTCTTCCAGATTCTCAAACTCCTCGTCTTCAATCATGTCGTCTGGGAGTTCACCTTTCTTAAATCCATAACGCTCTAATTTCTCACCATAATAGTAAGCATACATCGCAATACACCATGACATTACGCAGTCATCGTGTTTACCATCTGCTGCTTTGATGATATCGTTCTTAATAACAAGGTTTTTGATATCCTTAACCAAGTTCTCAGAGGTTAAGATATCTTTTCTAAATTTCACAGAGTCTACCAATATACTCATCATCATACGACGAGTTGTAGAAGTAGTATGAACTCCGTAATACTTCCTCTTCATGAGGGAATCCTTTATAAATCCAACATCATCGTACTCTTCCTTAGTAAGAATCGTCTCCATAGAAGCTTCAGATGATGCATAGATACGACTCTTGATCCAAGACTCTTTGAAGTAATCAATAAGAGTGATACCATTACGATTACTCTCGATACAGATGATTGCTTTTGGTATCCATTTCGTTAGCATGTATTCGAGTAACTCTCTACACCCTTGAGGAGACATATATTGATTCTTAAACTCAATCACCGTCTTAAAGGTATAAGGGTCGACAACCGTTATAGCATAGTTATCAGAACCTGTACCATCCGATGGGTCAAGCCCAAGGAAATATACTCTATTCTTCTTTAAGTCTTTCGCTGGTACATAAAACTTAATCTCGTACAATCCGCCTCTACCAAACTTAACGGTTTCAACCGGATGCTGCATACCTTCATCAAGTTCTGTGATGTCTTCCTCACTAAATGGAGAAGCACTGTTACCAGCAAATCTCTGTAGCAAAATCTCGCGTCTAATCTTTGGAATGTAGTTACCAACCATGGAGCAGATACGAACAAACCAAGCCTCACCAAGACCGAGCTGTTTGTAGCTATACTCAATGTATACAACGCGATAGTTTGATTTCTTTACAAGGTATTTCTTTAAGTCTAATGGTTTTACATTGTAGAATTTCTCATCCCATGTCACTGCATCGTTTACAATCTTCATTGCAGAACCACATTTCTTCTCATTGGATAATTCACCCGGTGTCGTTGCAAACATACGACACGAATGCATTCCATTGACAAGAGCGTTATAGGATGCAGTATTAAACGCAGGACCGGATACCTGTACTGTTGTTTCAATACAGGTCATGAACTCTGCCTCATCATAGAACTCAAAGTTGTGGGAATCACCACGACCAAGCTCTTCAGCGGTCTCTTCTGATATTGCACAGTTCATAACGTCTGCGGTATTACCAGTAACTGGCTCGTAGTAACGTTTGATGTTATTTACTTTGCGGATAAGATGACCCGAGGAATCGTACATCTGAGTACCCATATTCGCCATATATTTCGGAAGTAATCCAAGATAGGTCTTCATCCTCTTTAGGTTAGCCTTACTATTCTTCTCCTTATTGGCATAGAAAGCAAAGCCACCATTGGTGATACCAAACTTAAATGCCCAAGAGAGGAAAGCGCAGATACCAACTGATTTACCTGTCTGACGAGGTTTAATCAGATAGAAGTTGATATCGTTAATGAAGCAATAAGCCGCTGCTAATGTAGCACGGTCTAATTCAAACGGTACGACACCAGTACCCTGTTGCGGAATACGAACCACTTCCCTTAGATAGTAGAAGAAGTTTAATTGACACTCCTGAATTACCATCATTGCTAAATCAGGTGTGATATTAGGATCGTATGGGTCAACTCCCTGTAACCTTGGATTGAGTAACAATAAGAAGAACTCATTGTTTCTTACACCCAGTAACTTTAACTGTTCATGTACCCGTAAAAATGATTTGTTCTTTGTATGATGGTCGTATATCGGAGACATAGCTCGATATCCAGTGTATACAGAACCATCGCCGTTGGAATTATTAATGGGAACACCTGATGGAGCCACTTTATCTGGACTTCCATCAAGTATTCTTCTTACTGCTGTATCTGTAAGTATTACGCTATCATGCGTATCATTATATGTCGACTCAGCGACAGCGGCAAACGCATCACCAGTATAACCCTGCTTCTTTAACTGCGTAGCTTGAATTAGATCAGCCAATGATGTTTCTCTCTGCCGTTCTTCTCTTGTCTTTATTTCCTCAGGCTTTTGGGGACGTTCTGTAAACATTGGACGAAGCTTAGTCATTGGTCGACATGCCATGTATTATCCCTCGTATCCGGCAGGATATTTCACAAAGACTCCGTACTTATCCCCTATTGACGTAACATCTTTTGCTAATATCCTAGAACGCATACCGTTAAGACGCTCCAGTCTATCGTCTTTTACGATATCCGGAATATCCTTCTTTGCGTTCTTTGCTTTCTTAGCATTTTCCGCACCAACTGCTTCGATATAATCATAAAGCTTATGAATCATATACATCTTATCTTCCGGGGTCTTGATATCGTCAATCTGTACATCTAAGATATCCAAATCCCGAGCAGTAACTTTCGCCGCTTCCATAGTGGCAACTGCCGCTGCTTTCTCATTTGCCTCGTATTCTCTCATGTATGCGCTCTCAAAGGTTGATTTCGCAGACATGGTTGTATATTTATCCGATTCCGGATCGTATCCCATCAGATTACGACCGATGAATGTCATCAGCTTCTTTTGGAAGGTACTGTTATCAGGATAGTTATACTGAGACTGAATCTGCCTGTTTAGAGCATCTCTTCTGGTTTTTAACATATCTACAGATTCTCTGGATAGTTCGATACCGACTTCCTGCTCCTTATCGAACGTATCCGCATCGACAACCAGCTTAGAACCTTCGGTATCATTAAGAAGTTTATCGTTCATATAGGAAACCAATGCACCTTTGTACTCATCCGGCACATAAGCATCCGCCGCCATCTCGCAGGCTTTCTGATCGTTTCTGTCTGACACCACGATAAAGAATTGTAATGTATGCGTATACATCGGTAACAGGATAGACCTTATCACCTTGCTGTTTGACAGCATCATTCTCTCTATCATGGTAAAATCCAATGACTTCAGCTTATAGTTGCTGATAAGCCGGATTGGGTTCTCAGTCATTACATGACCAATCTCATGACAGAGTAATGCTACAAATTGAGCACCATCTGTTACACATAACCGGTTCCCTTTCGTAAGAACTCTGGTATCAATCTCAATATGCCATTCCTTAATCTCCGCCCACTTCTTAACGAACTCGGCGTTGGAAGATTTTGGGTCTGACATAATCTTTGTCAGTTCTTCTGATTTCTTGTATAACTCACTGATATCCGGAGTAATCGACATGATAAATGGAGTACGAGCGTTATCGTTCCATGTAATCGTTACCTTCTTAGTTGGAAGTAAAGCTACCGGAATCACTCGGTTCAGTGCACTGTTTACACCGACTGCGGTTTTCGGGTTTGTCTGTTTGCTATTCAGATAAGAATTGACTTCCTTTTCAATGATTGCAAGTTGTGCCAATTCTGATTTTGAAAATGAACTCATAACAGATGAACCTCCTTTCCATTTGTTATATACTTTAGAGTGGTGTGGAACACGCCTATTTTATTTCGGTTTTAAAAAGTCTATAGGTAGATATTAATCTCTTATACGAGGAGACAAGAATGCAGTACTTAAACACACACGATAACTTACAGAAGACAAAGATAGTAGAACACGAATTATTCAGCTTACCTATAATTACACGTTATAATTATAAGCTGTCGTGTTTTATTACCTTTGTCCTCTGAATATTGCGTGGGGGCGGAAGCCCCCTTCTGGATTTTTTATATGATCCAAGTTTTATTTATATATTAAAAGCAAGAATATCAAGGTGGTATAAAACCCTCTTGATATTTAATCTATAGAAAGGAGCCAGATGAAACATGGCAGATTTCAAAGCAACGTGGAATTTGGTGACCAGAGGTTCCCCAAATCCCGACGTGACTTCTGTTCGACCCGTAACGTGTTCTCTTCGTGAGAATGGTGGACCACAACCATCAAATGTTACGCGGACCGATAACAATTTTGCTACAGACTACGAGTTGTCTCGTTGTAATGTAGCAAGAAATCCAGAGGTATTCGAGAGGAACTTAACGTTCCTCATGAACGCACTGGGTTAATATAATGTTATGGGTTGGGTAATTTGTTACCCATCGTAACAGAAGAAGGGGTTACGGTTCTACACCGTAGCCCCTATCTTTTTTGTGTATGTTCTTAAGATTTAGTCATCAGACTCACTCTGATAGCCGGTGATCTTCAACTGGAACGACAGCGGTACGTATGACTGCGTATGGAACGTAGCTACGCACATGATGTTCGGGTTGTTCGGCATCTCGCGTACCCTGTGGTCGCGGTCGAAGTACAGAGCTCTCTTGAAGTGCTTCCATGTAAGGAAGTTCTGCTCGTTTACAGGGAATCCGAGACCTCTCAGTCCGTCTTCCTCTTTGAACTTCAGAGAGGTGATGATACGCAGAGCATTACCATCCTGCGTTGTGATACCCATATTGTAGTCGGAACGGATTCCGCCCATGATTGTATCACCATTCTTAACGGTCCAGTCAATGTTGTCACCAACAAAGAGGGACGCGATGTTCGGATGGCAATATGCAACCAGTCTAAACGGCTCGTTACGGCAGGTGCTACGGATCTCACGGATAATTCCGTTCAGCTCATGAGAAATCTTATCCTGAGCGTACTCAGATCTCTTCATGAACGGATTTGTCTGCTCATAAGCGATGTCTACAGAACGTGTCACGAATACACGACCCTTGAAGTGCTCGAACGGATGCTCGGTTACTCCACGATACTTCTCAGAAGTGTTTCTGATTGTAGCGATAAGGGATGTATCCTCGGCATTACTGTAGATTTCTGTCATACGGTTAATACCGTAAGCAAGGATATCGATGGAAGCGGTCTCATTGTAGAGGCGTAAATCCTCAACAGTGATCGGCATATTTGCACGGTATCCCTCAGGAATTGGGTGCTGCCAGCTTTCATACTCATCGTTGAATGACAGGTATTCGGTGTTGTTCTTGTTAGACAGGTTACCACCGAACTGAACCTGCTTTACGATACCATGCATGGAAACCACATTGACACGGCTTGAATACGGATCGTATGTAGCCATGATTGTGTCTTCCACGTAACGCTCGACATTTCCGTCGTCGTCTTTAACCGGGAAGCGAACTTTGCCTCCGAGCTGGTTCTTCGGGCTAATAGCCGTTGTATCAAGGAAGTGCTGCAAACCAGTCAGCTCTACCATGTAGGTAGTACCAGCGGAGTTTGTAACCTCAGCACGAACACCCTCGATGCTAACGTTGATATCCAGCGCATCTCCGATTTCACGGACACCACCAGACTCACCCAACAGATCAAGATCCTCTACTGCGAAACGACTGTCTGTGAAGTCGTAGCCAACTTCCTCGCCGTCTACCGTCTCAACGAAGGTAGCACTTGCAGTGTCAGCATTTACTTCCACAGCATCCTCCGGATACCATGTGTCGGTGACTCTCTTACCCTTTGCGGATGCAAGAATCTCCATCGTCTCGTCGTAGTCATTGTATACATCCGGCTCAAGATGTCTCTTGCCGTCTTTTGTTACGATAAATTTGTACTGCTGTTTGATGCGAATGAAATGCTGCTTCGGTACGATATACGGTACCAGATCCTTACCGATTAACGGAAGATAGGAACGGATAATCGCAAACGGAAGAAACGCATCATACGGTGTGAGCTCGCCAATACCTCTCTGGTTCGCATGTGCAACACGCATTTCGGTTGCAGAGTTCTCCAGAAGACGCTGAAGATTGCCCCTGTGAAGATCACCCATGCCTACTGCCTCGGACACCTCATCGTCATCCTCGGTCATACTCTCAAGGAATACGGTTGCATTTTCTTCATAGGCATTGTCGCCGAATTTCTGCAAAGCGCTTGAGTTCTCCACAGACTCCATTGCGAGCGCAACAGTTGTGTCCGCGAAATCCTTGCTGTAAATTGACATAGGATCTCTGAGGACATCGGTATAGCCACTCAACTTGCCAACGAATGATTCCATGCTGGCAGTCAAGTCTTTCGGGGCTTCATGCTTGTACATGGAAAGCCGCTGCTGCTTACTCATTGTAGCCATGACTCTTTATTCCTCCTTTTCTCTATCTTTGTTTTCCGCACTGTTCCCGCCGACTTTCACCGCTGTTTCAAACAACTGCAAATTCATGCGGAGTGCGTTCATGAGAATATTGTAGTAGTAAAGATTGAATGCATAATCGCTATCACTGAATTGGAACTGGATGAATTTTTCAATGAAAGTTTTTATGCTCTGGAGGTTTTTTACCACTTTAGCCATAATGCCATTTGCATCCGGTGTTGGCAAAACCACTCCATTGACTGTATCCAATACATCGACAACTGTCTCATGCATGGACAAAAAACTGTTTAACAGGAAATAATTCTTTATTTCTTTGTTGTTATACCGTTTATCAATTTCACTGTTATTTGTGTCAGAGTTGTCATCGGTAGATTCATCCGATGTATCATCTGTATCACCTGAATCATCTCCCTCATCTGTCGAGTCATCAGGATTATCAGAAGTATCACTTTCATCTTCTTCACCAGTGTCCGAATCATCCCCAGTGTCGTCGGTGTTATCATCGGTATCTGCGTCATCTCCGGTGTCTTCTCCTGCATCTGTATCCGGTGTATCATCATCAGTGTCTTCTGCACCTTGGTCATCTGCCATCTGCGTATAATCTGTGGCAGTGTCATCCCCAGAATCATCGGTTGTATCCGTATCATCACCTTTATCTGGTGTATCATCTGGGTTATCAGTTGTATCATTCCCGGTATCATCTGCCGTATCATCATCAGTGTCTTCTGCACCTTGGTCATCTGCCATTTTTGTATAGTCGGTAGCTGTTTCTGGGGAATCGTCATCATCGTTGTTGTCATCGTCGTCTGCCTCCATAATAGGATTTAATTGTAATTCACGAATATCCTTGGACTCCATTTTAGACATACATTCCACCTGATTCATAGAAATCTCAGCAAGTGCAGAAAACGTATGCTGTTTGATGTTCTCTTTATCATCTTCTGTAATGTTTTCCTGTATATTATCCCCATAAAGATATTCTAAGAGCATTCTGTTAAGCCCTCTCATAGTGTCATAAGTCTTGTAAGCTTCTATCGGGTTTACTGATTCATCATTGACGATTGACAGACACTGCTGTGCCGCATCAGCGTAGGTAGACAGATTAAACGCTTCATTGATTGGACGATAATATTTTTTGAATCGGTTCTTCTCTCCGACATTGATGTCTTTGATTTTGAATTTCCGAATCTTCTTATTGATATTCTCAGCTAACTCCTTTTCTTCTTCAGCAGATGCGTAGTTAAAGAAACGGATAGCTGACCGAACGTGTTTCTCATCCGGCATCGGATAAGCTTTCCTCTCAGGTAATCCATAAGTTGAATCTGAGTATTTCTGCTCCAATGTAGATACGGGAACACCACTCTCGAATACAGACTCCTCCGTACCAACGGAAAGAGTCGGAATAGATACATCGTCGTTATGGAAATCCTTTCGGTTATCCTCTAAGAACTTTACGATATCATCTCCGGGATTAAGTTTCCCATCACTGATTGCTTTCTGTAAGAAATCCCTTACCTCTGTCTCAGTATAGTAATCATGAGTCAGAAGCGGGCTATACTCGCTCTGCTTAACCCTATACCGTAATGTATTCAGGTTAAATGCAGCACCAAAGTCATCATCAACAACTTCAATGACCTCCTTTAAATCCATGATAGACAATTGATAGGTGTCAATCTTCTCTGGTGAGACATCGGAGTCACGGAATGTATACTCTTTTAAAGTAGAATCATTACCGATTCCAATATCAAGTCCATCAGGATTTATCGTATAGACATAGAACTTCACATTGATATTGAGTAAGTCCTTATCCCGTAAGAACTCGAAACAACTCTTACGCATGAGAAGATTACCGGCGATGAACTCAATCTGAGTAAGATCATCATCTAATTCACCGTTGTTACTATCCTCTACCAGCTTTGAAAATGCCCTAGCCGCAGCAAACATCTTAGCGAACTCATAATCTGCAAAGCAGAATGTTGACCAACCCGGTTCCTGAAAAGCATTTCCAAGGTCTAAACTCATCGGTCTAAACTTATCAATTTCATAAATAGAACCATGATAGAGTTTATCTCCGGGTACTAAGATTGGTGAGCTACTATCTGCTGATTCATTGATAGCGTCCATACGAGCTAATCGAAGAGCGGCTTTTCTGTCATCAGTGATGAACTGACAATTAAGAAGAGCCTGAATGTGCTCTTTCCTAAGATATCTGGCAATCTCCATGATGTCATAGAACTTACCGTTATTAGCCATATCATCATCCAAGTCTTTCTCTTCTACTTTAGACTTGTCATACTGTCCATCATATATTCCAAGATAGACATCGGATACAGAACCAACATACTCGATCGGCATATCTCCACCCTTTAACAGAAAACCGGGTTCATATAAGTCGTAATAAGTAACACCAGAATGATGAACGAGTGATACTTTAATAAGAGCCTCCTCATTGGTCTCTGCGATAGCCTGTTCCAATTTACTGGAATCAGAATCAAGAGAACCTCCGGGAATCGCATACTTATGCATTCGTTTATCTGGTGGTGTTTTTTCTATATCGTCTCGTAACCGAAGGTATACGTGAGTGCCGTCTTTTATAGCAAGCATCTCTACCCTTGGTCGATATGGATCGTTTCCAAGCCAACTAATCGGGTGATATACTCCGTGATAGATAAACGAAGTATCCCCTACCTTAATCGGTTTATTACCGTCAGGTACTTTCATCTTGAAAGACCTCCTTTCTGTTATACTTGATTAATTGCTTGTGGAAAACAACTGTTTTCAATGGACAGTAATATAAAACTAAATTAAGGAGGCATACGACATTATGGGTGAAGTAGTACTTAAGAAAGACGACTATATCTTCTATCGTCAGACCAATTCTCTTAATGAGAATCCGGACATAATGAGAGATCATGATTTCATGAGACATAACGAAGAAGCATATTTCGAGTATACCGGTGTCATCCGTGTAACTCGTCCCGGAAATCCCCACTCTTCTGTTGTAAGCGCAGATATACCAATGTCAGACGGCAGTATCTGTAGACTTAGAGACGACATCGAAGACATTAAGTGGAAAGGGTTCACTGCTACGAAAGTCCGTGACTTAACAAAATGCGGGCAGTATTTTGAGATGAACGCAACCATGGTTTGTATGTATATCAGGTATCCGGGTTCATCGGAATCAACCGCACGGTTCTTGGTTGTAAAAGATGCAGAACTGATTTAACCAGAAAGAATCATCAGATGGGAATTTAAGTCTCATCTGATGATTTCTGTTTCACGTAACCGTCATTTATATATTAATACACTAGGTAACAAGTAAATGAGCACGTTCTAATGATGAAAGGAGATTATTATGAATAAATTGATAAAACAATTATTACTTGTAGTATGGACACCCGTTGTATATGTAGACACATTTGTCAAGGTACTGAAGGCGAGAGGCTTTGGCAAACACGATGACAGCAAACTCATTGAAGAAGCTAATGTCATTTGTAAGGAGAACCGACTTCCAGAAGGTTTCCAACCAGATGGAATTATTAAACTCGGAGATGAGGAGTTTGGTATTACATTCAACCCATATGTACATATCGCAACTAATACGGTTGGATGTAAAGCATCTATTGCCTGCGGGATGAATCAGATATTCGTGGACAATGCGTTCAGGAATATGTCGTGGGACGGGCAGCAATTTATAATCGCTCATGAGATTGGGCATTATAAATGCGGTCACATGGTACCTGCCGACTATAATCGGCTTCGCGTACAAGCTGCTAGAGAAGGAAAAGTGTGTATCCCTGAAGTTGAGGCAGATTTGTATGCTGCTCAGTGTATCGGTGTTACAGCAACATTGACCGGTCTTGCTGACTTACGTCAACATACACACGGTATACCGCGCAAAGAAATAGAGTATAGGATTGAGACTCTCAAGGCTAACACCATAGCTCTTGAGATTAAGGAGGAAGAAAATGAGTAATGAGAAATTTACTAGCAGGTATCACTGCGAATGCGGTAATCTATATGGTTCATTTAGATTTACCTATGTTTGTCCAATTTGTAACACTCCTGTGAAATATGACTTTGAGGGTGACGACATCGAAGAGGGTTCTACACTCACTGGAAAATACGGTGACAAAAGTGTTGTAGGTTCAATAGATGGTTCCAATCCGCCGAAGCAAGAGCCGATGGATACGATGTTTGTTGAAGCACAGTTCAACGAGTTTAACAAGTAAAAACTAGATAGGGAGAACTCTACATTCTCCCTATCCTAATATTTTTTGTAAACAAAGGAACCGAGTAAAGACACTATTTATTTCAGTATCTTTACCCATCCTTCGATGCTTTTGTAGTCGTATCCAGTCTCGTTTGAAACCTCCAGTAGTCTCTCCACAAGGTGGTACGACTTTCTACTTGCATCAAGTAGAGTGATATATAATATACAAACGACGGGTTCTGGACGACCCAATATCTGCATACCATATCACTAGGTTGGAATCGACTTCCTTCCTATAAATATGTTATGCAGATATTTTTTATATTTAGTACTTGTCGTCATCACTTTCAAATGGATAATCCATCTCATCAATATCAGAAATGTCAACTCCATCCATTTTAATGATACGATACTTACGATTGTATTTATCGTAAACGTATTCGGAACCCGGTCTTACATGAAGCGTTGCATAGATACTAGGGTCAACTGAATCCGGTAATTCCACACCCTCTACAACTTCTCCATTGTCATCTAACGCAACAAATTGGTATTTATTATCACCATATTCATAAACGCAGATGTCAAAGTTCCTATGCTCGTTTGCAATGTTACCAAACTCATCACCATTGATATCACTCTTACCATAATCGTGATAGCCCTGAAGTGGTTGAGTGATATTAAACCCAACTCCCTGAGCTATGGAATCTATATCAGAAGTATCTCCGGTAATATCGTCTACATTCGTACTATTTGTCTGGGAGTCTTCGATTGGGTCATACTCGAAATCAGACTGTGCATATTGTTGAACCCCAGCAGTATTGATAAAGTTCTTTGTACCACCGTTTACAATGTTCTGGAAGAACTTGTCTGCTATGGTATCCGTGCTTTCTGATTCTCCCGGGTTAGCCGCTTTATCTTTCATTCTCCAATCAACCTGCTTTGCCCTAAGGTCTGCCATCGTCTTTATGATTTGTACCTTAGACGAGTTGATGGAATTATAGGCTTCTACCAAATCAGAGTAGTTCTTTGTAATACCGACTGACCGGTTACCAGCACCTTTACTAGCCTGCGTCATTTTGGTAAGCTGTTGGTCAACTCTCTTACCATGAGATTTCACATCCTTTAATACCTCAGATAACATAGCCAGTTCTTTCTTAAATACATGACTATACTTATCCTCACCAGCTATAATCTCATCGTCCAACTGGAATCCGGTGATTCTCTCATCAGTAACAGAGTTTATCGGTGATAATTCATCAATACCACCCAAATCTCTTACAAACTCTCCCCAGTCATCTGCTACGTTTAACAACTCCTTATTCGCATATTCCGGAGTCGCAGGTGTTGATTCTTCATGAATTTCTTGTTTCTCTGGCTTTACATCTTTAATCGAAAAAGAAGAACCATTCGCCGGTTTCGTCATTTTCTCTAATTCAGATAAGAATGACTTACGATGCTTCTCCTTTTGATATTCTTCGTATTCTTCATCCGACAGGATTTTGATTTCATACATTCTTCATACCTCCTTATCTTACGAATTTGTCTTTCAGTTTAATAACTATATTAACAATATACATGAATAGAGAAAGGAGAATGTACTTAAATGGATAAAAAGAAAATCACAATGTTTGCAGATGGTGCAGCAAGACATAATCCAGTTGGTGCTGGTGGGTTCGGAACCATCGTTCGTTACGAAGACGAGACTGGTGTCCATGAATACGAGCTTTCTGGTGGAGCTGGTTGTACAACAAACAACCGTATGGAACTTATCGCTGTAATCGCAGGGTTAGAATCCATCGAAAATCCCAGTTACGTTCACGTTGTAACGGATTCTCAATACGTTGTAAATGCGTTTAATAGAGACTGGCTTAAGAAATGGATTCACGATGATTGGAAGACAGCGTCGAATAAACCAGTTAAGAACCGTGAATTATGGGAGAGACTACTCGCTCTTACAAAGAAACACACTGTATTCTTTGAATGGACAAGAGGACACGCTGGTCACCCAGAAAATTCCAGATGTGATGAGCTTGCAACCAAAGCCGCTGATAAATTCAGTACCGGGAAACTAAACGACCGTAAGCACCTTGTATACAATGAACAGTGGTAACCCCACTGTTCATTTTTTTGTATTCACCAAGAGATTTCCACAATGGTATAATCACAAATAACAATGGAAAGAGGTGATAATATGGACAGAAATTTGCTGTTAAAAGCTGGTATGCGAGCTTGTGGTCGTGTACTTAAGCTGTTACCAACAGATGGTGATAGTGGCATTGGTTCTCCTACAAAATATATGACACGGATACTCTCTGAGGAAACACTTCCCTCCCTCAACATTCTTCATCCGTTTATCATTAAAAAGACATTCAGCGTAGCGAGCCTTATCCCAATAGATGTAAGAAACCCAGAACTTATTGACCTTTCTATTAATAATGCGTTAATGGGAAGAGTAATTAACGATGATAGATATTCTATCTATCGGATTCCATCTGAAGTTACGGATGGTTATCCTATATTGACAATCAAGTCATGTGTTCCGGTTCGTGCAAACGGAGCCGGAATCGGTTCCTATGGGAGCTATTATAATGAGGCTCCTTGGAATACTCACTTTGGTCGTTCTACAAGTGGTGATTTATATGGAACGGTTCTTGCTGCTGATGTAGATTATGTAGATAGAATGTTGGTTGGAGAAGTATCAAGACAGTTCCGGTTCTACTTCTTTGAACCAAATATCCTTAGTATTACAAACTACATGGGTGCACTCAATGCTTCGTTTTGTTGCAAGAACGACGAGTCCCTCACAACATTGGATGATATGACATACGAAGCGACTAAGCGGTTATTCATCTTGGATTTGAAAAAGAGTATTTATAATGAGTATGGTAACTTCACGGAGCTTGATACACCATACGGTTCACTTGACCTTAAGATTGGTGATTGGTCAAGTGCAGAGAATGAGAGAAACGAGTTATTTGATTCATATAGAAGTACATCACATTTCCGTACTTCCAGTATGCGATCATAACGGGACAAAGAGACAGAGCCTTCTGCGGATGAAGCCCTGCCTCTTTGTCATTCGTTTGTAGGAAATGTAAAGGTTTTCAGACAACAAAATGTCTTTTGGAGAAAGATAATGGATAAAATATCTGTCCCACACGTAAAAAAGATGTTGCTTGATCGAATGTCGCCGGTGAAGCGCATTTCGATAAGAATGGGTGTACCAAACCCATTACGATAATGTTAATTCCCAATAAATTAAAACACACATTATGATGATTACAAATCAGTAATAAAATAAAGGAAAGCGAGGAAACCATATGGTACCATATTTAAGTGCATCAAGAGAATACTTTGAAAATAGACCAAGACCACTTGGTAGTGAAATGTCTGACCTTGATGTTATGGATTTTATCCATGCGACATATAGAACATTTCACCGCAGTATTCTACTTGGGATTTGTTATGAAGAATCTCAATATACACATTGTGGGATGCTCTATGTTGAAAACAACGACGTCCCCCCCCTCAAAGGGAAAATTAAACCGAAGTTTTATTTTATTGAGAGACAGTGGAAGAAAGTAACCAGTTATACAGTAATTGACCGGTCACTACTCGGCGAATCCTTCGTATCTGCTCAGGAAGTAAACCCAAAGATTTTAAATGGAACATGGGGCGGACTTACTCAAGAAAGTTATAAAGCAAACCTACAGAACGACACTATCTATCTCCCAATCTGGTATGACCCGGTAGAGATAACGGATGTTGAGAATACTGTCCACTCAGATGATACAATATACATGAATCAGGATAAAGAGTTTAACTGTGCCATGTTTTACAAGCACGGTCGTGCTTATGAAGACGACATTGTAGCTCAGTATATGAATACTCTTCGTAATACGTATCTTCAGACATCCAAAGATGAAGGGTATGGTTACGTTACTCCTTTAGAGACGCTAAACTCATATCTTCTATAAACATAGAAAAGATACACTGGATTTAATTTCCAGTGTATCTTTACTTTACTTAAATCTCTTCCAAAGGTCTGCGTACCTACGAGCGGTTTCCATCTCTGCCTGAAATACGAATGTATCGTTTCCATTGCTGATAGAGAAAGAGTGGTTACCATATGTGGTAAGGGTAGATGGGTCAAGATCAAAGGACTCACAAACCACTTTAAGGTTATCAGAGTCTCTAAGAACCATCTCCTGAATATCCCTACCCAAGATTGGTCTTGATGCATCCGGCAACGTATTGGTTGTAAGCGTTCCGGTTGACTCGTAAATTGTTTCGATACCGTCATAGGTTTTGCTTACCTTAGTCTTCTTCGGATCTGCATAAGCTTCCTTATGAGACGGCAGATTCACTTCGTCATAGGTGATGAATCTCGGCGGTTTCATGACGTACGAGATATTACCCTTCTTATCAATCACCGCAAACCCTCTGTAAGAATAAGATGGATTAATACCCTGAATGATACCCTTGGTAAGCTTCGTACCATACATTCCATCATCCAGTGTTTCAATAGAACCACGGATAAGGTTCCCATCCCGCCACATCTTCTTTATGATATTGCAGGTGAACTTCGGGTCTATTGTTGCGATTCTTGCCGGTGTACCATCTACTGGGTGACCAGCTTCACTCTGAAGTTTGTTATTTAAAATGAGTTCTGCCACTTCCGGTGTTGTAATAGATTGATAAATCGCATCTCCTTTATAGTATCTTCTATTACGGTTAATACAATCGAGAGACTGTAATACCGTATCAAACCGAACGAAAAAGAGATGATCCTGATTTATCACGTTTAAGTTGCTGACTTCCTGAATTGTATTGTCGTTTTCCATTAAGATAAATCCAAACGGTGCTTTCGGATTTACCACTGTACTTGAAGTATCAGCCATGTTTTTCACTCCTTTCTGAAAAGGTTTCATTAAGAACGTGTGGATACCGAGAGATTGCATCTAAGTACATAAATGAACGGGAAGTGAGTAATAAAACCCACTTCCCATGAAAAAGGAGAGCTATTTATGAAGAAAGCTTGGTTGTGTAACCAAGACTAATCCAACCAACACCACTCTTTAATTTACCCCAAGTAGCCGTTGCCGTTTTCTGCTCCTCTACAATAGTAAAGACTTCACCACGGCTTACGTCCATAACCTTGGCGTAATTTGTACCTGCTCCCTTACGAACGGCTAAAGAACTTGTAGTTACCTTAACCTTGTAGGGAGTAAATATTGTATGTGTTCCGGATGCGCATGTATAAACTGCAACGCCATCTTCGTCGAATACCGATTGATTCGTCTTACAACTCTTAATAGCATTTTCCAGTACCGTATACGCACCTGTTTGGTTCACACATTTTCCATCTTTCCAACTATCTCCAACTCTGTAATAGTACGGAGTTGTCTCCTTTGTTTCATCCACTGTTGTAACAGTAGGCGTTTCCTCTACGACAACCGGGGTCTGATCTGACTCAGTAGGTTCTTCCTCTGTTGTAGTTACAGAAAGACCAACTGCCGCACCAGTACTGAGGCAATATTTTCCTTCTATATATTTAAGAGGTGCTACCTCGCAATAGTCACGCAGTACTTCACGCTCTGAACTGGAACCAGCACCCTTCTTGTACCTCTTAGAGCTTGAGAATGAAGCGTAACGCTTATCGTAGAGTGTATCAATCAGTATAGCCGCAGAAGTTTTGTTCGGGTCAATACCTGCGGTATTGCAAGCGTTCTTAAACTCACTCGCCGCTGTACCAACTCCTCTATGAACTGCCCAGCTCCAGAGGCACTCCTGAGCCATACGAGAATGATCATTCGGGTTAAAGAACCCATCCAACTTTTTCATAAGTTCTCCGTAGAATGTCTCTAAGATGTAATCGTGCTCACACTCAAAGAAATTCTCGGCTCCGGCATAGTTGTAACACTCTGTCCAGACTTCCTTTACTGTCTCCGGGTCGGAGCAATAATCTGATCCCGGATATGATGCGGATTTGATATCCTTTCCTGAGAAATATAAAGAACTTGCCCTGCTCGGGAAATACTTCTTTAAGAACGTAATACAATTCCCCCAACGTAATGTAAGTTGGTAAGAACCGCAACTAAGCCCCCAATCATTTCCACTATGAGCAAGGGCAAGGCTTCCTTTTGATGCACTTTCAAATTGTTTTACTAATGCGCCGATGTAATCTGCCATGCCCTTTCCTCCTTTTAACTGTTTAACACTTGGTTACTAAAGATAAGCTGATCCAGCCTACCTTGCTTTTTAAGTAGCCCCACGTTGTAGAACCGTTCTTCTTTGTACCAATGATGGTATAAACCTGTCCTTTGTTGACAGATGTAACCACTGCATAGCTGGTACCCGGTCCCTTTCTCACTTTAGAGTCATTTACATTCACCTTAACAGTGTACGGTGTACAAGATGTATACTCTACACCATCAGGTGTCTTTGCAGTAGACGTCTTTGATGAAGATCCAGAACTACTTGATGATAAAGACCCAGACTTTAAGATTTCTTTAACCTGCGTCTTAAATGCTTTCCACTCTGCGTTGTTCTCGGTAGCCATCTGAGCCGGACAAGACTTACCTGTTACATCGTAATGACGTAACACATAAGTATCTACTTCACTTGCGG